GTAAAGGTTGTAAGTTTAGTTTTATAGATAAATTTTGTTACAGGTGGTATAGAAAATATCTTAAGTAGCTCTTGCAAAGCTTTATGTTTTAGTTAGAGGATGTTAAGGTTTTAATTTTTAATATAAAAAATGTTTAAACTAATTCTTTTATTCAATTTAAAAAAGTTGATACTTAACAAAGAGATAGAACAACTTTACTTTGCAGAAACTCACAAGAAAGACATAGGGACAAACCTAAAAACTTTAGAAGCTAAGATAACAAAGCTAAAAGAAAAGACTGATGACAAATCAGTTGTTGAATTGTCTAAACTTGAGGCTGACGTTCAAAGAATTACAAACATACAAAACACATACACAAACTTTGGCTTAGAGATAACTTATTTTAGTGGTCTAGCAGAAACTATTAAAGCAAACTTTTGGAAATTATTTTAAACAAATAACTAAAAAATGTTAATAATCGTCGTTAAATTTAATCTACCAGATAAAGAAAAGGAGTGCATTGACAGCGTAAAAAAATATACAAATTTGGAAAAACATTCTTTACTTGTTTATGATAATTACCCGTTAAAAGAGAACCTAGCTGTAGTTTGGAATCGTTTAATAGCCGAAAGCACAGAAGATATTATTTGTCTTTTAAATAACGACACAGTAGTAGAGGAAGGTTGGACTAAAATGATTGAGGTCTTAGATGAAAAAGTGGGAGCTGTTGGCCCTGTAACTAACAACTGTGGAGGGAGACAAAAGAATATGGAGAGAGGCCAGATAGAAGACATTAACGAATTATCTGGTTTTTGTTATTTATTTAGAAAGGATGTCTGGAAAGAAGTTGGAAGATTCCCGGAAGATATGCCCTTTTACGGACAAGAATCAATCTTTAACCAAAAACTACAAGATCACGGTTACAAACTAAAAGTAGACAGAAGAGTTTACATACATCACTACAAAGCCCAGAGTTACAGTAAAGCGATAAAGAATGAAGAGATAACTAGCGCAGAAAAAGAATTTGGAGCATTCCATTATTGGAATTATGTAGCAAGGCTAAGGAAACTAAGAGAGAAAGTAAAACAAGGCACTAAGATAGGAATATACGGAGCAGGTGAAGCCTTCCCTTTATCAAGAGGAGCGAACCAATTCATGCATGACTTCTGCGGAAAGAATGGATATTGTCTGCAAGATATCGAAACAGCTAAAAGTAAAATATCAGAGTTAGATATTTTTATAACAATGCAAACCAAAGTAGACGATAGCTGGAGTCTTGCCAAAGAAGCTAAGGCACTTGGTAAGAAAACAGCGTTATACTTTTGCGACTTAAGAAGCCCAAAACAAGAATGGCCATACACAATAGAGTTGCCGGAAGACATAAAAGAATACTTTGATGCAATATTTTATTGTGCGAAAGGTCAGCTAGATGATTGGGATTGTGGAGTCCCTACCTACTATCTGCCTCAAGGAACTATCCAACACCCTAGACCATGCACAGGAGAACATTACAAAATAGTCCACATAGGAGACTTAGACACTGAATATCACACAGGAAGAAAATCTTTATTAGAAGGATTAGAATACACGAACCTCAACGAACATAACAGAGAGAAAAGACTTGAATTATCCAGAGACAGCTTCGGTATATATGGTTCAAGTGACTTTAGTCTAGCGGTAAGCCACGATGTAGAGGGCTACACATCAGACAGACTCTATCATATTTTAGGTGCTGGAGGTTGTGCCTTATGTTATAACCCTGGGGGGTTACAATTTAAAGATAAAGAGCATTTACTATATTGGAAAGACCCTAAAGAAATTGCTTGGTTGATAGAGACAGACACAACAGAGATTAAGAAGAACGCCTTTAAAGAAGTACAGTCAAAACATTTATACAAAGACCGTTTTATAGAAATAGTAACTAAATTATGAAGTACAATATAGGGAGCGGTGATTTAAAAAAAGAAGGGTACACTAATGTAGACCTATCTACTAAATGTAGACCGGAGATTGTTGCAGACATAACAAAAACCCCCTGGAATTGGGCAAACCCTGGAGCCGAAAGGATAGAGGCAGATAATTTGTTTGAGCATATAGAACCCCACACCCTGATAGAAGTTATTAACGAATGCCACAGAATACTAAAGCCTGGGGGAAGATTATGGCTTAGAGTACCATTCGTCAAGTTCACACCAGAAAACCTCACAGCGTGCTTTACAGACCCCACACACGTCAATTACTTCACCGAAGGCACATTCGACTATTGGAATAAAGACCATGCAAGGCATAGAGCTTTTGGAAAGGACTACGGTATAAAGCCCTGGAAAGTAATCCGTAACAGTGAATGGGAAAAGAAAAGTATATTTTTAATAGTAGAGCTAGAAAAATGTTAATAAAAACAGCGTGATATATACATCAATAACAGGGAACTACGATAAACCCAGAACAGACATTAAGTGTTTCACCGAAGAAAAGTTTGAAAACAATCCATGTTTATCCGCCAAAATATATAAATGTCTCCCTCACTTGTTTATGCCTGATTCGGACTGGTGGTTATGGATAGATGGGAGCATAACACTAAAGGAAGGAGCAGTTAAGGCGTTAATAGAAATGGCAGTAGAAGAAGAAGTTTGTGTGTTTGAACACCCCGATAGAAAAACTGTAGACGAAGAGATTGCAGAGGTTAAGCGATTGAAGCTTGATAAACCTGAGAACATAGACTCAATGATACTTAATAAGTCCGGGAAGCTACCAGCATGCGGTTTAATACTGAGAAGGAACACAGAGGCTATCAGGAGAGCTAACGAGAGATGGTGGGCGTTAATAACCGCAGGATGTATAAGAGACCAAATCAGTTTCACAACAGCCTTCAAAGACATAAAGTATTTTCCTAAAGAAAACACAATAAACAACAAGTATTATCAAAGAATTAAACATAAAAGATGAACTATAATGCTATAACTGGAGGTAAGGATGCACCAAGAGATGACATAAAAGTCTTTACTGAATATGATAAGTTTCTAGAGCCTAGAAGAAATGCAAGGTTTTACAAAGCGTTGTCACATTTATTTATAGAAGATGAATATTCATTGTGGACAGACGGTAACATTAAACTAAAAGTCAGCGAGGAAGAATTTATTAAACTGATGGGAGACTACGATGTTATGGCTTTCAATCACCCTTACGATAGAGATTGTTTATATCAAGAAGCCGAGGAGTGCATAAAACTAGGGCTAGATTATCCAGAACTAATAGAAGAACAAGTAGCAAGATATAAAAAAGAAGGCTTCAAAGAACATCAAGGTTTGTGGCATACTTGCACTATACTAAGAAGACACACCCCAGAGGTTAAAAGACTTAATGAGAAATGGTGGGCTGAGATATGCAGAGGTAGTCTAAGAGATCAAATAAGCTTCCCCTATGCTTTTGCAGGCAAGGTGAAGACCTTAGAAATAGATGGACACCCTTTCGATAACAAGTGGTTCAAAAGAGAACCCCATAAAATAACTAGAAACGGAATGATATGAGACATAGAGAATGGTCTAACATGTGAAGTAAACTATTTGTTTTTTGTGGGGTCTAAAAAAGTTAAGCCCCATGAGGAATTAACCAGGATATGTAGTTGGGTTAAATAAGTTTTACAAGATGTTTAAAGTATGCTATAATGTATAGGAAGTAAAGAAATAACTATGACTCCAGCACCAATTAATTTTTTGTTTGATGAGGTTATCACGGGGGGATCCGTCCTTTCAGCATTCGAACTTTGCCAAGCGATAAGAGAATACCGGGAATGTAATATAGTAGCTCATTTTGACAACAAAGAATTGGAAGAGTATTTTCATATAAAGAGATTAGGTATGAGCGTTAGACCGAAAGGTATCGATGTAACATTCACACATAAACTTAAAGGAGATTATTCCTACATAAGAACAGACGATGAGAGATGGCTTAAACGTAAAGACCCAGTAATAGCAGTAAGTAAATTCATTCAAGATAAATACGGCGGTGTAGTAATAGGAAATGGTTGCCACGAAAGATTTTCAGATATAGGTTTAGAAAGAGATATAGATGTGCTGATCGAGGGAAATTTTGAACCAAATAAAAACATAGAAGCTACTATAAAAGAAGCTAAGAAACACGGTAAGAAAATAGTCTGGTTTGGTAGACACACTAAAGACCTAGGAGTAGAACACTACTCAAACCCAAGCCTAAAAGACATTGTAATTTTATATAACAGATCAAAGAAGTTTTTAAAAATGTCACTCAATGAAGGATTTTGCAGACCTATCGCAGAAGCGAAGAGATGTGGTTGTGAAGTGATTAACCTTAACGGAGGTAATAGAGAGGTAGAGATAGTTTCGTGGGATGAAATTGCTAGGGAGTTGATAATGTATTTAGATAAACCAATTTTAATGGAAAATAATGGGAGACAGAAATAAGAAAGGACAATTCAAAGATGGTTGGAAAGGTGGACCTGGAAGACCCAAGCAAAAGTCTTTAAGAGATTTACTTTCAGCTGACCAAGAAGAAGAGCTAGTTGCCTTAGCAGTAGAGAAAGCGAAGCAAGACCCTACAATGGCTAAGTTTGTGTTAGAACAGATATACGGTAAAGCAAGACAGAACATAGGATTAGATGGAGGGGATGAAGATAAACCAATAAGTCTACTAAGCACGATTAAATGAGCCTATTTTCAGCAACAACAGCCACCAAGAAGATACTGAAGTTGAATAAGAGAATAAGAGCAGTGTGTGGTGGTACATCGGCAAGCAAGACTATTAGTATTTTACTTTACTTAATAGACTTAGCTCAATCAGACAAGACTCAAACCCTAACATCAGTAGTATCAGAGAGTTTCCCACATCTATTCAGGGGAGCAGAGAAAGACTTTAAAAACATAATGCAGGCTCACAAGTATTGGAAGGATAACCTTTGGAACGGTTCAAGCCATACATACACATTCGAGACTGGAAGCAAGATAGAGTTCTTCTCAGCAGACCAACCAAGCAAGGTAAGAGGTCCGAGGAGAGACAGACTATTCATAAATGAGTGTAATAACATCCCTTATGAAGCGTTTGACCAGCTAGAGATTAGAACGAAAGAGTTTATTTTCTTAGATTGGAACCCTACATTTGCCTTTTGGTTCTATGAAGAAGTGAAAGAGAGAGAAGACGTTGATTTCCTCACACTAACTTACTTAGACAACGAAGCACTAGACAAGAACATCGTTAATAGCATCGAGAAACACAAAGATAATAAGAACTGGTGGCTAGTTTACGGCTTAGGACAGCTAGGAGAGGTAGAAGGCAAGATATACAAAGACTGGGCTATCATAGATGACATACCACACGAAGCTAGACTAGAGAGATACGGACTAGATTTTGGCTACAGTAACGACCCAACGGCTATAGTAGCAATATACAAGTACAATGACGGATACATTATAGATGAGATAACCCACCAGAAAGGATTAAGTAACAAACAAATAGCAGACATACTCCTGAACCAACCGCAAGTATTAGTAATAGCAGACAGTGCTGAACCTAAGAGCATAGATGAGATATACTCTTACGGAGTAAACATAATCGGAGCAACCAAAGGCCAAGGCTCCGTTAACCAAGGAATACAATACGTTCAAGACCAGAAGATTTCAGTTACAAAGAGAAGTTTAAATACAATAAAGGCTTACCGCAACTATATGTGGAAGATAGATAAAGACGGCAAGATACTAAACGTGCCAGACCATTATCTATCAGACTCAATGGATGCAATAAGATACGGGCTATCTTCTTTCGAGAAAACCTACGAAGGTAAGCATAAAGTGAATTATTAGATTGGCTTAAACAGGGGCGAAAGTCAAAAAGAGGTGCGATTCTGCACGGGGCGGAGATAAAAATAATTAAACAAAGAAATGGCAAACAAAATCGAAGAAATTGCAATACAGAGTTGGAAAGACCACAACACTAAATATCAAACCAGAAAAGAGAAATGGGTTGAGTTGGTTAAACGTTATGAGAACGAGCCGAGAGTAGGTTCTATTACAGAGGAAACAGAAACCAAAACCAAACTAGGTCAGGCTTATGCTCTAGTAGAGAACTTCATCTCTAGGATAATTGCTCAAGCTCCTCAATTCAACTACCTTGCTAGAGAACGTAAGGACGTTGACTTTGTAGAACAATACAAAGAGTTCAACGAATACCAAAACCAAGAAGCTAACTCAAGAGAGGCTTTTGAAACTATCGCCAAGTGGGGTGGTATCTGTGGATTCGCTGGCTGGAAGATGGGCTGGAAGACAGAACAGATCCTCAGGAAGAAGAAAGGCAAAGAAGTTTTCGGCAAAGTAATCACTGACCCAACTCTAGTAGCAACAATGGACGCTTTAAAGATGGGCAAGAGTGTTAAGGTAGATGATGACGAAACTATCTCTAACTGGACAATAGACGCTATTGCTCCTTACGATATGATTTGGAACGCTAACGCCACTGAGGTTAAAGACTGCTTCGTATTAGGACACAGAGTCCACAACAAGACTTACGGAATGTTAAAAGAAGAAGGTTATGATATGACTAAGGTTTCTAATCGGATCAAAGACGACACTAACTACTGGAAAGGCTTAATAGAAGAGAACGAAGGGCTATCAACCAATAAAATACTAGAGAACGTGCAGATAGAACTAGGCGAGCTTTACATCAAGCACCTTAAAAAAGGAGTATGGGAGAACTGGGTAGTTACTTTAGTAGATGTTTCAGACAACGCTTACGGTGGACAACCAATGGTTATTCGTCAAGAGTCAAATCCTTTTGATAAACAGTTTGTTCCTATGGGAGTCTTTCGACCTATCAAAAGACCAGAGCGAATGTATGGCTTTGGTATCATTGAACCAGTCCTAGGAGTTCTTAATATGGAAGAAGATACTTTAAATATGGTATCAGAAGCTTTTTGGACAGATGTCTCAAGACCGATGGAATACAATCCATCAAATGTTATTGACGAAGCTGCACTAGAGTTTAAACCACGAACCTTAATACCTGTTAGAAAACTTGGAGAGAGTGTAGCGGTATTACCAACACCCCAACCTAATATGGGCTCAGCTTCATTCATTTTAGGATACATGGAGAAGACCAAACAAAATGTAACAGCTATTACAGATTATCAGACTGGAGCTAATCAAGTATCAAGAGAGCAAACAGCGACCGAGGTTAAGACTAAAACCTTTTTATCAGAACAACGAACCAATAAGATTTTACAAAGGTTCGAGACTGATGTATTAGAACCTGCAGGCAAGATGGCTTTATGGCTAAACAAACAATACTTAGCTGACCAGAAGAAGATTATCTTCAGAGTGTTAGGCTCAAAGGGAAAGATGATGGAGAAAGACATTAAACTAAAAGACATTGAGGCTATTAAGGATGTAGTCATTGTTAGTGGTGGTTCATCTTACTTAGACGCTTCGGAAGAAATAGCTAAATGGTCTAACCTCCTATTTATGTCTAACAACGAGTTACAGTTCGGGCCAATGGGGGTACCAATGGACAGAGAGTATATCTGGAAGAAACTATTAGAAGACGGTTATAAGATTAAAGACCCTGATAGCCGCATCCCTTCGCTCAAAGAACGTGAAGAAGAGAGTGTCGGCAACAAACAAGCTCAACTCAAGGACGCTAAAGAAGAGAATCTTGACCCAGCTTCTGCCAGAGTCCTCGGAACAGACAACCACGAGATTCACTTAAAGATTCACCAAGCAGCAGTTAGGAATAAAGGAGTAGAAGGCACTCAATTCACGCCAGAGCAAGAAGCTATGCTTCATGAGCATATAAATCGGCACACTGAAATGGCTGGAGGTCAAAACCCTTCATTCGCTGGAGCAAGAGAACAACAAGTAGCTAATCAAATAACTCAACAAAATGGACAAGCACCCAGTAATGGAGCTTCTAGCGGACAAGGCCAACCGCCTCAACCTACTAGATAAGTTGTTAGAACAGGTATCAGCTAACAAGATAGACGAAGCAAGGGCAACAGCAGCCAAAATAGAAGCCTACGAAGAGATTAAATTCGATTTATTAAAAGCAATTAAAGAAAGCGAATGATTACCGTGGAAGATGTCTTAAAAGGTCTAGCCAAGAAACGACAGAAGAAGAGGTTTATGCATAAGACCAGCTACGGCAGGAGTATGCCAGAGACTTTCGGGTATGACGTTAAAGCCCACGAAGAACATTATCAGAGAATAAAGAACACACCTTACGATATTGCAAGGTGGGAACAATAAATAATTTGACCTTAGGATGTCATTAAAAGACTACTAATTCATAATAGCAGAAGCTTAACTGCGTCAACAAAGCAAGCGTAAATTTATGAGCGAAGAAAAAAAGGACGTAAAAGAGGTAGCTACTACCCCTCCTGTCCAAGAGGAAGAGAAGCCAACTGAAGCTGTCAGTGAAGACGTAAAAACTCCTGAGGTAGAGGGTCAAGTTGACCAGAGTGTATATGAGAAAGTAAGAGAAGCAATGAAAACAGAGAGAGAAGCGAAGAAAGCTGAAAAGGCTCGAAACGCTGAACTTGAAACTAGAATTGCCGAACTGGAATCTCAGACCCCTCAGGAAGAGAAGACATATGGTTCTTATGAAGCTAAGGTTGATATTTTGACTTTAATGAACAAGGACGCTTTCTTTAAAGAAAATTCAGACTTAATTGAAGAGAAGATGGCTGACAATCCCAAAATGGATGTTCAATCAGCTTTGACCGCAGTTAAATCAGAGTTCTTTGATAGAATACAAAAAGAATCACAACCTGTTGGGGATAAACCCTTAACAACACAAAAACCTACTGCTACCACTGAACCTGTAACCCAGGTTAAAGCACCGACTATTAAAGACGTGCTGGCAGGTAAAGTTGATATTGACCCTATGCAAAGACAGGCAATAGAAACCATTTACGGCAAACAGAGGAGCTAGGTTAACAAAATTATGGCAATTTCAAGTATGAATGACTTGACTACCCATGCTAATTACATCCCAAGTATATGGCCAGGAATGGTTGTAGACTTCCGAGAAAGTAATTTAGTAATGAGTAAGTTAGTTAACAAAAGAGATACTGACGTAGCAAATTTTGGAGACAATTTTTACTACCCAATTACCTCTAAGGGAACAGCAGTAACTTATGAAGCTGGAAAAAGACTAACTGACAACTTACAAGTTGATACAGATAACATAATTACCCTTACAATCGACCAATTCAAAATGCATCCATTTCATATTCCTTGGAATGTTTCAGACCAGGTCAAATATGACACTACAGCTATTAATATGAGACAAGCTGGAGTAGCAATCGCAGAAGCTATTGATTCAGAAGTTCACAAAGTTGCTTTAGCTGGATTTACAACTACTGTAAATGAAGCCTCTGCTACTGGACAAGTAGATGATATTTCTTTAGATGACATCCTTACAGCTTTCACTACTTTGAACACATCTGATGTTCCTTCTAGCGACAGAGCTTGGGTATTTCATCCTTCTGCTTACAAAGAATTATTGAGCTTAGACTATTTCACTAAGCATGATTATGTAGACAACAGCCCAATGGCAACTGGACTAATTGGATCAATGTTAGGTTCACCAGTATATCAGTCAACTAATGTAGGAACTTCTACTGCTGGTTCTCCATCAGAGACTTCTTATGCAAATCTTTATCTTCATAAAGATAGTATTGCTCTTGCAATGCAACGACAACCAGAGATCGAAAGCGAATATGACATTGATACACAAGGTATCCTTGGAAATGTTCGAGCTGGTTACGGATGCGTAATTTTGAGAGCAGACCACGGGGTCACAATTCAGTCAGTGAATGATTAGGCAGAATTAGTCTAAACTGTTGACACTATAAAGTAGTTTGTTTCCCAGGGAGCTTCTGGCTCTCTGGATAAGCAAATTAAACAACAACTATGCAGGTATTTAAGTGCGACAAGCTATGTACTATCTCTGACAGAGAAGTCAAATGTGATAGATGTGGAAAGATAACTAAATACCTATGCGATGTTGATACAGTAGAAGAGAGGGACATCCTAGCTGAAAACCTACAAAAGAATAAACTTAAAAAGATAATTAAAAAGAAATGAATCTAGCGACCTATACAGCTTTAGTCCAGACAGAAGTAGATGACACTTCCACCAGAGCTAAGAACGTAATTGAACAAGCAGTCAAAGACACTTACCAAGAAATCCTTAACTTTACAGTGGAGTCTTTAGTAGGAACTTCGGAAGAAGACGTTACGGCTACTGTATCTCAAAGATACATTGAGACGGTAAACACTTATCAGGATTTAAAGAATGTCCTATATAAGTCTGCTACTAGCGACACTTACAACTACCTTACTAGGATTTCAGAACAAGATTACTACAAAATGAATGTAAACCGAGACGACAGCACACCTTTACATTATTACCTAAACGCTTCTAAGATTTACTTTGACGTTTCACCTATTGACGCTGGGACAGTTAAGGTCAACGGAGTAGTAGTTCAAGACGAATTAACAGGCTCAACAGTTTCCGTTATACCAGACAGATTTACCCAAGTGCTAGTTAAGGGCAGTGTAGCCCATTTCAAGAGCTACGAATCATTGCCAGATGCACGTGAATATTTTAAGATTTATAGAGGCCCCTATTTTGAACAGGGAAAAATAGGAGGTTCTTTAAAATGGATGATGGAGCAAACTAACACAAAAGAAAAACCATTAACAATGAAACTACGATGACATTCCAAGGAAGATACAAATTGCGGGATATACCTCACTTGAGAACCGGGCTTAATAATAAGCACGACTCTTCTGAAATAGCCAACACAGATATGGCTGACTGCAACAATATAGAAGTTGACACTCGCTCTATCAGGAATGCTGGTGGTTATGTAGATTACGGTGGAGCTACCGGCCCTTTCTACGGAGGATTTCACGCTAAGTTTGAAAGCGGAACTAATAGGCTTATAAGACAAAGACAAGGAATCTTAGAATACGATGATGGTGGTGGAAATTGGACAGCTTGCACTTTACCAACAGAAGGAAGTCCCGCAGCTTCAGTAAACATCTCCTCAATACCTTGTTCATTCGCAATGCTCAACGACACTATCCTATGGAGTAACGGCACAGACGAAATATTAAGTTCTGCAGACGGAATTACCTGGACAGAAAGAGCTACCTTGCCTAAATCAAAGGTTTTATTTAACAACGGAAAGAATAGAATACTATACATGGCTCAACCAGCCGCACCATCAAGAATAGATTGGTCTGATATTAACACTCCACTAACAATCGACGCTGTTTCTTATCAGTTTATTGGAAAAAATGACGGGCAGGAGATCATGGACGCTGTATTACTTCCTAACGGCTCAATGCTTTTACTCAAAACTCAAAGATTCTACCAGATAGCCGACATTACATCTGATATGATAGCAGTTGACCCAATAGGTGAAGCTCCTTGTGTTCGTTATACAGCAGTAGCCACTGAAAACTCAGTTATATGGGCTGGACCAGAGGGAAACATCTATGAGTTTGACGGAGTTAGAGCTAATCTAATCACTGACCAGATAGCTTCTCTCGGAATTACCAAGGCTAATCTGATGAGAGGTGTATATCACAACTACAAATACCGACTAGCAGTCCCTAATGGTTCAGACTCTTACAACTCAATCGAGTATGTAATAGACAGAAAAGGAAGAACAGAAAACAACCTAAATCCTTATGTGATAACAAAGAACTCTAGGTTTATTGGTTGTTACATTAAAGAAGACCGTGAAGTATCTGGCGTTAGAAGAACTAGATTATACTTTGGAGACGGTGGAAGCCCAGAAACAGGAAGTCCAGCAGAGAGTCCTTCAACTTTTGTTTACATCAATGACCTACACGATACAGGAATTACTCAAGGCTTGAATGGAGTAGCCCAGACTTGCACATTCACCACTAAGTTTTTCACAGAAGATGTGCCTTTCTTCGTTAAGAGATACACTAAATACTTCTCACAGGTTAAAAGCTCAACAGACCAAGACATAACATTATCTTATCGGTTCGACCCTTATGACTCTTATACAGACATTTCAATACTATCGGCTGCCTCAGACCTGGATTTCTTATTAGAAGATGACTCAGCGGGTGGATTTTCAGAGGGATACTCATTCGCCTTTGAAGCCGTGGATAACATCTTCCAAAGCCTTGAAACAACAGGAGCAGATGTGAGAGGAATACAATTCAAACTAACCTGGTCTTCAATACAAGATGTCGAGATATTGTCGCAAGCATACAAATTTTTAATTAAACCTAACTTTAAATAAAATGGCAAATCAAGTATCAACAACATTCCCAGACTCTACCTATACGAGTGCTAACA